GAATTCCCAAATGCCGCCGTCATGGGATTGTGAATCATGAGCATGGACACCGGGGACACCAGTACCTTCGTACCTGCCATAGCGATGACGGACGCTGCGGATGCGGCAATACCGTCGATCTTGACCGTCACGTCACCTTTGTAGTCCATGAGCATATTGTAGATTTGCGCTGCTGCCACACAGTCCCCACCGGGGCTGTTAATCCAGACGGTGATATTGCCGCTGCCGGACATCAGCTCGTCTTTGAAAAGCTGCGGCGTGACATCATCGTCAAACCAGCTTTCCTCGGCGATGATTCCGTTCAGAAACAGGGTTCTTTCCTGTGTCTGTTCCTGCGTCTCCGAGTTCGTCACCGTTCGGCTCTTCCAATTCCAGAACTTCTTCATCGGTTTTTTCCTCCTTTCCGTCATCGGTGGGTGTATCTGCAAAAGCTCCGGCATTTTTCAAGGGGAGCATATTGCCATTAATGAGGTACAGGTCACCGCCGTCCTCTGCCGGGATGCGGTCGAGGTTTTCCAGCTCACGGATGTCATTTGCGGACATCCAGCCGTTCTGGCGACCGATGGCGTACCCGTTCATGCGGCTCTGGTAATCGCCGCGAAGCAAGCCTTCCAGATTGAACTTCACGAAATACACGGCTTTTTCGTCCCGCGAAAGGAGTGACCGCTGAATGGACTGCTCCCAGCGGATGACCCAGGGGTCAAGGGTGTACTTCACGAACTCAAGGGACTGCTGCTCAATATTAGAAAAGCTCGACTTTTCCAGATCGCCCACCATGTGGGGTGGGACTCGGAAAATTCGAGCAATTTCATTGATTTGGAATTTGCGTGTTTCGAGGAACTGCGCCTGCTCCGGCGAGATGCCGATTGGCGTGTATTTCATGCCTTCTTCCAGTACGGCGATCTTATTGGCGTTGCCGCTGCCACCGAAGGTGGACTGCCAGCTTTCCCGCACACGCTGCGGGTCTTTGATCGTACCGGGGTGTTCCAACACACCGCCCGGTGCAGCACCATTGGCGAAGAACTTTGCACCGTATTCTTCGCAGGCAATCGCCATGCCGATGGCGTTTTTTGCCATAGCGATGGGGCTGTAACCGACCAAGCCATCAAAGCCGAGTCCGGGAATGTGGAGCACATCCGAGGGTTGTAGCGTCACGGCAAACTCCTTATTCTTGATAGCTTCGTCCGAGCCACGATAATAGGTGTAGTACAACCGCCCGCTTTCATCTCTGTCCACGAACATCTTGTTGGGCATCAGCGGATACAGCGCAACGATCTCATTTTTACCGTTGCGGATGATCTGTGCGTAAGCGTTGCCCCAGAGGAGCAGGTGCGTCATGAGGGTTTCCCGGAACACAAAGGAGCTCATTTCCGGGTTCGGCTCATCGTGGAGCAGACGGTAGAGCGGATGGTCAAGCGCCATTGCCTTGCCGCCGCTGTCCGTGTATTCGTATAGGTGAAGTTGCAGTCCCGCCACCGCCTCCGACAGGATGCGGACGCAGGAATACACGGCGGTCATCTGCATGGCCGAGCGTTCCGTTACCGCCTTGCCGGATGTCGTGCCGCCGAAGAAAAAGGCATAGTTGCTGCCCGATGTGCGGTTTTGAGGCTTGTCTCTGGATTTGAAAAGCCCTGAAAAGATACCCACTTAAATCACTCTCCTTCAAAATGAGCAAAAGAAAAGCACCTGCTCATATGAACAGATGCTTTGAAATATTCAGATATTTTGGCTCTTATTTCAATTCGGAATTCCAATTTGAAATAACGACTCAGTATATGCTTGCTTGTTTCATTTTCTATGATAATCGGTTCTTGCAAAGTTTCCGACTTGAACTGCAAAAACTTTTGATTTCGCTCCGAAAATGCAGTGCTTATTCGCTGAGCAGCCAGTCAATCAAATTCAGTGACTTTATGCCATCATAGGAATTGATGAAGCTGCGATCCATAGAAAGCACGATTTTTTCGTAGTTATCCCCAATCATACGCAGCGGACGAAGCTCCCGTTCACGGGTCTCCGCGGAAAGCATACTTTCCGTTACCTGAATATATACCTTGTTGTTCGGCTTTTCCGCAACGAAGTCGACCTCCGTCTCTCCGACCTTCCCGATATATACCCGATAGTCACGGCGCAGCAGTTCCAGAAATACGATATTCTCAATGATATGCCCGCGATCTGCATCTCGGTAGCCCAGAAGCATATTGCGAAAACCCATGTCGATGATATAGTTCTTTCCAAGAGTTTTGAGCAGCTGCTTTCCTTTTACATCATACCGACCGACAGAGAAGAATACAAACGCATTGCGGAGCATGGAAATATATTTATCCACCGTTTTCCCCGCAACGTTCTTCTGCTTGCCGGTTTGAATGTCGCCCTCGTTGGAGAGTACATTTCCGATGCTGTTCGGAGAAGTGATGCTGCCGATATTGGAGCATAAAAACAGCATGATTTTTTGAAGCATGGCTTGATCTGTGCCATTATTGCGCTGCAAAATATCACGCAGCACCACGGTCGAATAGATACCTTCCAGTGCCTGATTGCTTCTCGCTTCGTTGAACTTGTATTCTCTCAGAATCGGCATCCCTCCGAACTGGAGATACTTCTGGAACTTTTCGTCCATTGTCACATCGGGGGCAAACTCGTAGAAGTCCAAAAACTCCTTGAAGGACAGCGGCAGCACCCGTATCTCTACATATCTGCCGGAGAGCAGCGTAGAAAATTCCGTAGACAGCAGATAGGCATTGGAACCCGTGATATAAATGTCTACATCATAATCCAAGCGGAAGGACTCGATTGCTTTTTCCCAATGCTCTACAGTCTGCAGTTCATCGAATATAAGGTAGGTCTTTCCGTCTTTGGCGATCTGCTTGCTGACATAATCATAAAAAGAAAGGTAATTGTTCAGGTCACGGTAACGCAAGGATTCCATGTTCATGTGAACGATTCGGGAATCCGGCACGCCATTCTCCGACAGATAGTGATGAAACAGATCCAGCAAGGACGATTTTCCGCAGCGGCGAATACCTGTAACGATCTTCACCAGATCTACATCTTTGTTTTGAATCAGCTGATTCAGATATTGGGGGCGGTTGATCAATTCAGCCATAATGCACCTCCTGACTTTCTTGATTCTATTATACCCGAAAAATCAAAAAAGTCAATAGTTTTGGAGTTGTAAGTCTGAAACTCGGCTTAATAATAGAGTTTCCGACTTTATTTGACTGATATTTTGACGATGGGTCTCAAATGAACAACAACCCACGGCTATCATAGACCGAAGCTCCGTTATCATTGCCGCAGCGGATAGCACGGTCAAGTGCCATAATGGTGGCAACGGCCCCGTCGATTTTCTCCGTGGACTTTTCCTTGTCCGGCTTGATGTTTCCGGCCGGATCGGTGCGGATGAAAATGTTGTCCATCATCCAGCGGAGGACGGGATGCCCGCCGTGGGCAATGCGCTGTTCCAGCACCAGTTTCATCAGCTCCTTGGTGGGCGGAGACATATCTTTGAATCCCTGTCCGAAAGGAACGACCGTATAACCCATGCCCTCAAGGTTCTGCACCATCTGCACAGCACCCCAACGGTCAAAGGCGATCTCCCGGATGTTGAAGCGTTCGCCCAGGCTTTCGATGAATTTCTCAATGTAGCCGTAGTGGACTACATTGCCCTCGGTGGTTTGGAGGTATCCCTGACGCTCCCATACATCGTATGGCACATGGTCACGCCGGACTCGGAGGTCGAGGTTGTCCTCCGGTATCCAGAAGTACGGCAGGATGATGTATTTGTCGTTCTCATCTTCCGGCGGGAACACCAGAACGAATGCCGTAATGTCTGTGGTTGACGAGAGGTCAAGGCCGCCGTAGCAGACACGGCCTTCCAGATCGTCCTCGCTGACGGCAAACTCGCATTTATCCCACTTGTCCATTGGCATCCAACGCACCGCCTGTTTCACCCACTGGTTAAGTCTCAGCTGCCGGAAGGAGTTCTCCTCGCCGGGGTTCTGCTTGGCAGACTCGCAGGCGTCCTTCACCTTGTCGATGTCGACCGTGATGCCGAGGGACGGATTGGCTTTCTTCCAAACCTTCGGGTCTGTCCAATCGTCCGATTCCTCCGCACCGTAGATAACGGGATAGAAGGTGTGGTCGATCTTGCGTCCCTCGATGATGTCCTTGGCCTTCTGGTGGATCTCATAACAGATGGACTTTGTATCGTTTCCGGCTGTGGTGATGAGGAAATACAGCGGCTGCATCCGGGCGTCCCCGGAGCCTTTTGTCATGACATCAAAGAGCTTGCGGTTGGGCTGGGTGTGCAGCTCATCGAACACCACGCCGTGGGTATTAAATCCGTGTTTGTTGCCCACATCGGCGGAGAGCACCTGGTAGATACTGCCCGTTGGCTGATAAATGAGCCGCTTCTGGGAATCCAGTATCTTGACTCGTTTTGAAAGTGCCGGACACATCCGCACCATATCAGCCGCCACATTGAAAACGATGGACGCCTGCTGACGGTCGGCGGCGCAGCCGTAGACCTCGGCGCGTTCTTCACCATCGCCGCAGGTGAGCAGAAGCGCCACCGCAGCGGCAAGCTCCGACTTGCCCTGTTTCTTGGGAATCTCGATGTATGCCGTATTGAACTGTCGGTATCCGTTGGGCTTGAGGACACCGAAAATGTCCCGGATGATCTGCTCCTGCCAGTCGATGAGCTCGAAGGGCTTTCTCGCCCAGGTGCCCTTGGTATGGCAGAGGCTCTCGATGAACATGACGGCATAATCCGCTGCGTCCACATCGTAGTGGGAGGTTTTCTCCATGAACCTTGTGGGTTTGTAGTTTTTCAGTTTTCTCGTAATGCTCACCTCCAAGGCGCACAATTTCTTGTAATCTGTTGCTTTTAAGAATATTTTCGCATATAATATATGTAGTGATTTTTCTCGAAAAAATCATTCTCCACCCTTGAGACTCGATTAAATGCAGGAATAATCCGGCAAGGATCTGCCGGGTTCAGCTTAGAAGGTGACATATTGTCCGCTATTCCGTGCGTAGCCGAGGAGCAGTTGTCAAGGAGAAAGGAGAAACGGCCATGGCTATCAAAAAAGGCGTGTCCGCTAAGACACACACTCAAAAGCAGCTCGATGATTATGCCAATCAGCACAATCCGAACAACAAAGCCTACCAAGCCAGAATTGCAAACGAGAAAAAGACCAAAAAGTCAACTTGTAAGCAGGAAGCAAAGCGGCAGGCAGCGTTGTTCGACGAACTTGGGTTGAACGCAGATCTTGACTGGATGTGCTACAGCAACCCCTATGATTTCGACTGATCTGCGCTTTTGAGCAGGAAAAGCATCTATCAGAAATGGTAGGTGCTTTTCATTTTTTCCAAAGGGTATAAAAAATAGCCGCCACCGAAATCGGTGCGACCTTCCGTATAACGAGCAGCAGCCCCTTTCGGAGCCGTTGCTTTGAAATTTCGGTTTTTTACCAGTTCTCGCTGTGGAGCAGAAGCTCCAGCGCAAGTTGTGTGTTTTCATCGGCGGGTTCAATGTCCCAGCCTCTGTCGTAGTTGCAGACGATTTTGCCGTCCCGCTTGAGCATGAGCTTGGAAATGCGTCCGCCGTCGATACCCCACTCGGAGCCTTTGTCGTACTGCTTCATCCAGTAGCGAAAAATGTCTCCGTTTACCTTGATGCTGCCTTCTTTCCACATGATTGTGTACCTCCGTTTGTTTTGTTGTGAGTGTATATTACCGTCATGCCCGAGATATATCCAGTCATTTCGGAGAATATACTACACAATCATTCGGAGGAAAAACTGTGTATATTACAGCGGTTTGCATTCGCCTGTGAGGATGAAATGTACATACTCTTTGCGGTGTCCTTCGAGAAAGACAACCAGTTCATAGAACCGCATCTCATTGGCAATGTACTGCACCATCGGCACATCAAACATATTCGTGCGCCCGGTTGCTCGAACGGCGAGAATCTGCTCTCGGATTCTCTCAGTCATGGTCGCACCTCCGGCAGATATCCTCGCCGTAAGCCACGCTCAGACCGCAGCCGTTATCCCAAGCAACCATGATGCTGCCGATGTCATCCACACCTCGCACGATGCCTTTCGTGCCGACAGGCGGTGCCTGTGGGTCATCCATCTGAACAAGCTCTACACGGGTGCCGACCGGATATTCCTTTCGGATACGTTCGACAGTCTCTTTACTCGGAAATCTCATGCTGCGCACCTCCGTTTCTGAAAGCCGAAGAGCCGGAGAGGTTCTTTAGCAGTATTTTTCGAGCAGTCTTATATTCCGCGCCGATGAAGCCGAGCCGCAGGAGAAAGCAGCGGAATGCATATTTTTCATTGTCCGTGGGTTTCTCGGCGGCGCTGACACGCTTCTGATTCCGTGCCAATTCGCACAGTTTGCAGATGAAGGTGTCGTAGGCGTTCATCTCGTCCGGGGTGGGAGTCGCCGGAAACCAAGGGAAGGATACCTTCGTGTCCGTGATCTCCAATGGCAGATCGTCCACACCGAGGGCTTTCTTGATAAGGCTGCCCTTGGCGGCAATGAGTGCCTTGAGGTTTTCCAGATTGCTGTCGGTGAACAGACTCTTCGGCATGGAAATGCAGACGGCGCAAGGCTCGTCCTCGTCATCAGTGTGGCTCTGGTCGATGTCAAAGCCCTCATCGTAGATATGCTGCAGCAGGCGTTCAATGACCTCACTGTCGGCACGGTCATCAAAGGAAAGGCTGCCGTTTCGGTCGATGGTGAAGTAATCCACCTCATAGTTGAATGTGGGTGCGCCACAGTACTTTGCGGGGGCACCGAGCCAGTCGGAGATGGTCTGCACCAGCCGCTTGCGCTCTGCGCCCTGTGCATGGATTGTAATCGTCATGTTCGTGACCTCCTTGTTTTATGGTAGTCACATATTACCGTCAGGTTGGGCACTTATCCAGCTATATCTGCACATTTCCGGTGTAGATTATATCGGCGCATTATCGCCGCCAGACTGTGCATACCACACAATTCCGCAGAGCACGAACCATACGCACGGAAGCGCCACGCCGTTGCCCCACATCTTATATTCCGCACTGTCGGAATGCGGTTTTTTCAGCCACTTGGCGACCTGCTTGTCGGATTTCATTTTGCAGCCGGTCACTTCGGTGTAGGTCTTGAAAACCTTATGCCAGAAGTACATTTCCTCATCGGACGGCTTTTCCGTGCCGAGGTCGGCACACCAGTTGTCCGGGAAGCCTTGAAGTCTGGCGCACTCAGTGGGCGTCAGCCGTCTGACGGTGTATCCGTTTTGGATAGCACCCGGCCCTTTTGCCACCAGCGTCGGCTGAAGCTCCTCTTCAAAGGTCGGAGCGAACTTAGCGTTCTGCCCCTGGTTGAAGGTGTCTCTGCCGATGCCGTAGCAGACAGCGGTGGGGTCTTTGTAGTCCCGTGCAAGGACGGTAGGAGCCTTATCTTCGGAAACCTGGGCAAAGCTGCCGGTTGTCATGGTATAGACAGCGTGGCGGTCTAATCCCGAGGATTGAGTTATCCCGAGATTGGGCGTGGCCTGTTCGCAAATGTGCTTGTTTTTCAATACTTTTTG